AGACAGAAGCGCTATGGAGATGGAGCGCCCCTATCCGAATGAGCACGCTGCAAGACTGACGGATCCCGATCAGTACGATTCGCTTCGCCGCGAAAATGGTGCCGGCGGTCCGGGCATTGACTTTATCTATGGCATCAAGGGAGGCGAAAGCGAGATCCAGGCGATCCGATTTAGCAGCGCGCAGTACACCCCAGCTGAGGCGCGCAACTGGCTGGGCGAGCATGACTTCAATCCGATCATGTTTGAAGAGGCAACAGGCGACGGCGAAGGTCGCAGCCTCACAGGCAAGTATCAACGTGCCGAACTGACCACCTTCGACGAGGTGGAGGATCGCACCTATGAGTTCCCGTTCAGCTCTGAGTTCCCCGTTGCTCGGTACTTCGGCAACGAGATCCTGAGCCATGAGGCCAACGCGGCCGACCTGAGCCGCCTGAACGATGGCGCACCCCTGCTGTTCAACCACAACCCAGACCGTGTGATTGGTGTGGTTGAGGGTGCAAGGATCGACAGCAAAGGACGGCGCGGCTATGCGCGGGTGCGGTTCAGCCGCAACCCGTTCGCTCAGGAAATCTTGAGCGACGTGAAGGATGGCGTTCTACGGAACGTGTCTTTCGGCTACTCCATCGACAAAATGGAGGAGCGCGGCAGCGGTGACTTTGTCGCCACTGCCTGGGCACCTTACGAGGTGTCGATCGTCAGCGTTCCTGCTGACAAAACCGTGGGCATCGGCCGCGCTTTGACGCCCACGGAACCCGCTGCTTCGGCAGCACCATCCCCTGATCCCCTTCCTTCAATGGAAACCAACGCCACCGATCTGGCCGTGGTGCGGGCCGAAGCCGTTGAGGCTGAGCGCTCCCGCATTGCTGAAATCTCTGCCCTGTGCGACAAGCACAAAATGGGCGAGCTGGGCCGCCAGCTGGTCGAGTCTGGTCGTTCAATCGACGAGGCCCGGGCTGCTGTTCTTGACAAAATGAACATTCCCCAGGAGACCGTCAACATGAGCGCCGCCGATCTCGGCATGACCGTGAAGGAAGCCCGCAGCTTCTCCTTCCTCCGTGCCATCAACTACCTGTCCAACCCGACCGACCGTTCGGCCCGTGAGGCTGCTGCGTTCGAGATCGAGGCATCTGATGCTGCCGCTGCCAAGCTCGGCCGTCAATCCCGTGGCATCACGATCCCCCAGGACGTGCTGCGTCGTGACCTGAACGTCGGCACTGCCACCGCCGGCGGCAACCTGGTCGAGACCATGCTCGACGCTGGCAGCTTCATCGACCTGCTGCGCAACGCTTCGGCTTTGGATCAAGCTGGCGCCACCGTGCTGACCGGCCTGACCGGCAACGTCGCTATCCCCCGCCAGTCCGGCGCTGCCACTGCTTACTGGGTGGCTGAGAGCGGCGCTCCTACCGAGTCGCAGCAGACCGTGGATCAGGTCAGCCTGACCCCCAAGACCGTGGCCGCTTACACCGACTACAGCCGCCGCCTCATGATCCAGTCCTCCATCGACGTGGAGAACATGGTTCGCGGTGATCTGGCCCGCGTGCTGGCGCTCAAGATCGACCTTGCTGGTCTTTACGGCACCGGCTCCAACAGCGAGCCCCTGGGTCTGAAGCTGACCACCGGCATCGGCACCGAGAACTTCGCCGCTGCTGCCCCTACCTTCGAGGAAGTGGTGGCACTCGAGAGCGACGTGGCAACCGCCAACGCACTGCTCGGCAGCCCTGTCTACCTGATGAACGCTGCCATGCGCGGCGGCCTCAAGACCACCAAGAAGGACGCCGGCTCCGGCATGTTCATCATGGAGGGCACTGAGGTCAACGGTTACCGCGGCGTGCTGTCCAACCAGGTGGCAGCTGGCGATCTGTGGTTCGGCAACTTCGCCGACCTGATCATCGGCTACTTCAGCGGCCTCGACATCATGGTCGATCCCTACAGCAACAGCACCAGCGGCACCGTCCGCGTGGTCGCAATGCAGGACGTGGACATCGCCGTGCGTCATCCTGAGTCCTTCAGCCGCGGCGCTGATACCCTCTGATGTTGATCCAGGTCCTACGGCAAACGATGCTGGCGGGCCAGGTGGTTCGTGTGGGAGATGTCCTTGAGGCATCTCCTACCGACGCCAAGCTACTGATCGGCATCGGCAAAGCAATCCAGACTGTCAAGGCGGCAGTCGAAACGGTTGAGGCAATCCAGCCTGAGCCTGCATCAAAACCCCAACTTCCTAGACGGAGGACTAAGCCATGACCATCCACAATCTTGGGACCAAAACTGAGGTCCTCAACTTCCTGCCCAATGATGTGGTGACCGCTACTGTCACCGCCAGCACCGCCATCGACCTGGTGGATTATGAAGGCGACATCGCCGTCATTCTTTGCGCCGAAGCAGGCGGCGCCAGCATCACCTACCTCGGCAAGCTGACCGAATCCGACACATCAGGCGGGACCTACACCGATGTGACAGGCGGCGCATTCACAATCACCACCGCCAACACCGCATCGGTTCAGAAGATCTCGGTCAACTCGAACGACATGAAGCGGTTCATCAAGGCAGTGGTTACGGTTGCAGGCGGCACTGGTGCCGGCGCTGTGACGATCGTCGGCCTGGGCTCCAAGAAGTACAGCTGATGGCGATCACGGAAGATCTGGACATCTTCCTGGCAGACTTCGGCGTCAGCTGCACAGCTGGCGCCGTTACTGCTAATGGGATCCTGGACATGCCGAGCCAGATCCTGAGCGATGGCATGGTGCTCAGCACTGACTACACGCTGACTGCGCGGGCGTCAAACTTTGGCAGCTTGATCCGCGGCGATGCGATCACGGTCGATAACGTGGCCTACACGGTGCGCGAGACCATGTTGATCGACGATGGCAAGTTTGTTCAGATCGCACTACAAAAAACATGAGCGGCCCATTCAAGGTCAACACACGCAGCCAGTGGTCGGCAACCAATCCAGTGCTGCTGGCTGGTGAGCCTGGCCTTGAGAGCGACACTGAGAACCTAAAGATTGGCGACAATCGGACGGCATGGTCTGGCCTGCCCTACTTCGGCAACCCTGGCTACTGGGGATCGTTTTGGGATGACACGTCGCAGGTGGCGGCGCTGGCTAACACGGCCTATGCGATCAAGCTGCGGCAAGTTGACACAGCAAGCCGTGGCACTAAGATCATCTCAAACGAGCGGATCACCTTCGATCACCCCGGTATCTACAGCATTACGTTCTCGATTCAGTTCAGCAATACGGACAACTCGATTCACGACATCAATGTCTGGCTGCGCAAGAACGGCACCAACGTGTCCGCTAGCGACAGCCGGTTCAGCATCATTGCTCGGCATGGCAGTGTTGATGGCAACGTGATCGGCTGCGTCAATTTCGTGTTGGGCTTGACCACCAACGACTACCTCGAGCTGATTTGGGCGACCAGCAACGTCGCAGCCTACATCCATGCTGAGGCAGCCCAAACCAGTCCCTACGCTCACCCGAGCGTCCCTGGCATCATCTGCACTGTTGTTCAAGTCGCATCGGCTTAAGCCATGGCAACCAAACGCGAAACCATCCTGGCGGCGATCCGCACGGCGCTAATCGGCACCACAGGAGTCAGCACGCGGATCTACCGCAGCAGGGTCGAACCACTGGCTAGGGGCGAGCTACCGGCGATCGTGGTCGAGCCTGTCAGCGACAACGCTGAACAAAACACCAGCTTGCCAACGCTGGACTGGACCCTGACCGTTCGCATCTCGGTGATTGTCCGCGGCGACATCCCCGACCAAGTGGCTGATGCAACAGTTCAAAGCCTCCACGCCAAGGTGATGGCCGATCTCACCCTGAGCGGCAATGCCTACGATGTGCAGCCTGTCTCGGTGTCGTTTGATCTGGTCGAAGCAGATCAGCCCAGCGGTGTGATCAGCTGCGACTACGCTGTCAGGTATCGGACCAAAGTGGCCGATCTATCCCTCAGCCCGTAGCAGCTACGATGGTGGACGAACACAAAGGCCAGGGCGGCAGCTATCTGGTCGATCCTAAAACCGGCAAGCGAAAGCTCGTCGAGCGGACTCAGCCGGCCCCTCATCCAACCTTCGAGGTAGCCTCCAATGGCATCAGTTCTGACTCGCCGACGCCTGATCCTGGCGAAGATTGAAACCACTTACGGCACCGACTCATCGCCAACAGGCAGCAGCAACGCGATCCTGGTGCGCAACCTTGAGATTCAGCCGCTCGTTGCCGACACGGTGAACCGCGACCTGGTGCGCCCATATATGGGCCAGGCCGATCAACTGCTGGCCAACACCCGGGTCGAAGTCAGCTTTGAGGTTGAGCTGGCCGGCTCCGGCACTGCTGGTACGGCCCCGGCCTATGGCCCGGTGCTGCGAAGCTGCGGCCTCAGTGAGACCCTGGTCACCAGCACCAGCGCCACCTATGCGCCCGAGAGCAGCGGCTTCGAGAGCTGCACCATTCACTACCACGAAGATGGCATCCGGCACAAGCTGACGGGTTGCCGCGGCACCTTTGAGCTCACCGCCGAAGTGGGTGCGATCCCTTCGATCGCATTCACGATGACCGGGATCTACAACGCTCCGACCGACGAGACCCTGCCGACCCCCACCTACGCCAACCAGGCAGCCCCGCTGCTGTTCAAGGAGGGCAACACCACTAGCTTCTCCGCGTTCTCCTACAGCGGTTGCCTGCAGTCCTACAACTTCTCGATGGCAAACGATGTCATCTATCGCGAGCTGGTCGGCTGCTCGAAGGAGATCCTGATCACCAACCGAGCACCCAGCGGCACCGTCGTGATCGAGGCGCCGACCATTGCGACGAAGGACTTCTTCGCGATCGCCACTGGCAGCAGCACTGGGAGCATCACCTTCCAGCACGGCACCACAGCCGGCAACAGGTGCACGGTGACGACTGCGCAGTCTGACCTGGGCAATCTGAGCTACAGCGATCAGGACGGCGTGCAGATGCTCAACATGCCCTTCATTGCGGTTCCGACCAGTTCGGGCAATGATGAGCTGTCAATCGCTTACACCTGATCCGCGTGGCATTCGTTCTTAAGCAATCTGGCACCTACTCGTGGCCGGTCGCCTTTGATCTCCCGATTGATGGTGGCCGCCACGAGCGCCAGACCTTTGATGGTGAGTTCAAGCGGCTGCCGCAAAGCACAATCGGTCCAATGGTTGCCGAGCTCCAGAAGCTCGAAGACCTTGGCGATCTGGATCAAATCACCAACATCGCTCGCGATGTGCTGGTGGGTTGGTCTGGCATCAACGATGACGAAGGCAAAGAGATCCCTTTCAGCCAAAAGGGATTGGACGAATTGCTTGAGGTGCCATTCTTGGCCATCGCTGTGCTAAAGGCATACATGGACAGCATCAAAGGAGCTAAGCGAAAAAACTGATAGAGGCCGCGCAGCATTGGGCGGGCGGGAGCGTCGTTGACGAAACCGCCGCTGATGCCGCGGCCATGGGCATCGCCCTGCCGGATCTGCCGGATGCACCCGCTGAAGACTTCGGCGTCTGGCCAGAAAACTGGCCAGCCATTGAGATGTTCCTACGCGCCCAGACGCAATGGCGCACGACCATGAGTGGGGTGATCGGTTTGGACTATGCAGCGGTGCAATGGCTGTTTAGACTGTATGGAGTGGAAGACCAGCGCACACTGCTGGAAGACCTACAGACCATGGAGGTCGCTGCCATGCAAGCCATCAACAAGCAAGGGGGCTGACCATGGCGATGAACATGGACGCCATGCTCCGCATCAAGGCGGACGTTCAGGGCGAGAACAATATCCGCCGGCTGGGCAACTCGCTGCAAGGCTTGCAAGGGCAGGCGAAGAACGCCGCGATGGGCTTCAACAGCCTCAAGGGTGCGGTGGGTGGCTTTGCCACGGCAATCGCCGGCAGCGCCATTGTGGCTGGCCTGGGAGCCATTGTGAAGAAGTCGATCGACGCAGGTGATGAGCTGTTCAACCTGCAGGCCAAGACTGGTCTGGCCGCCAACTCACTGATCGGCATCGGCAACGCTGCCAAGCTGGCCGACGTGGACATGGGCACCCTGGGCAAAGGGCTGACCAAGCTCAACGTGAACTTAGTCAAGGCAGCTGAGGGCAACGAAGAACTAGCGCGGAAGTTTCAGGCGCTGGGCGTCAACGTCAAGAACGCCAATGGCCAGGTGGTGCCGGCTGACAAGGCACTGAAGCAGATCGCCGATCGTTTCGCCGACATGCCGGACGGTGCCCAGAAGGCGGCCGCAGCGGTGGCATTGTTTGGCAAGTCCGGCACCGAGCTGATCCCGCTGCTGAATGAAGGCGCGGCCAGCATGGAAAAGTTTACCTACAAGGTGGGCGAGGATTTTGCGGCGCGTTCGGATCTGTTCAACGACACGATCACCGAGCTCAGCATCAAGACGCAGGGCTTTGGGCTGGAGCTCACTGACGCACTGCTGCCGGCGTTGCAGTCGATCCTCGAGGTATTTGCCGATCTGTTCGACACCGATCAAGATTGGACGGCGCTGTTCAAGGTCATCGAAGGCGTGATCCGCGGCCTTGCCGTCGCGATTTACACCGTGGTCAAAGCAGTGGACATCTTGATCAAAAACATAGTTGCAGCAGCGCAGGCAGCAAGTCAGGCATTTGCCGGCGACTTTGACGCTGCATTCAAAACCATCACCTCACGAGTGAGCAGTGGATTTGCAGAAGCGCAAGGCGCTATCAAAGACCTGAACAAGCTGGCCTTTGGATCAGCGGCCTCACCCGGCACAGGTCGGCGCACGGGCGGGCGCAACATCGAGCTAGACACCAGTGCAGCCGATGCGAAAGCGGCAGCAGAAGCTAAGAGGCGAGCAGCTGAACAGGAACGGCTTCTAGAGAAGCGCGCCAGCCTTACTCAGCAAGCAATAGACCTGCAGGAAAACTTACGCAGAAGTATTCAAGATGTCACATTTGCATATAAGGAAGTAGGAGCTTCGCCGATTGACCAGTTGCTGATAAGCCGCAGCAAGGCAATCGCTGATGACGATAGGCAAGTTGATGATCTCACCAAAAGCGTGATCAAATTATCACGCGAAGTCAATCAAGCTGGCGGATCGTTAGACGTGAAACCGTTTGCGGATTTGATTGATAGTTTATCAGCCGCAAATGTAGCGTTAGCAGATAAAACCTACCGGGAAGGTTTTGCAGAACTTTACGCTAGTCAAGGCGAAGCAATCGACAGAGCCACTGAGTCGGTTTACGACAATGCGCGTGCGTTGCAATACAACAACGACATCATGGGCGGATTGAAGGATGGGCTGAGTGGTTACATCGAGCAGATCGGTACCATGCGTGATGCTCTGTCTAATCTCGGCCAACAAGCCTTCAAAGGAATTGAAGATGCGCTGGTTTCGCTGGCGACCACTGGCACCGCAAACTTTCGTGATTTTGCAATCAGCATCCTTGAGGCAACCTCACGGATGATTATTCAACAGCTAGTGCTTAAGCAAATCATGCAGGCGATTGGTGCAATCGGCGGCGGTGGCGGCGGTTTGCTTGCAGGTGGCGGCGGTAGTTTTACGCAGTTCAACGCCAGCAGTGTTGGCTTCAATCCTTTAGCATTCTCGGGGATCTCGTTCGCCAACGGCGGCATCATGACCGGTGACGGCCCGATGCCTCTCAAGAAGTACGCATCAGGTGGCATCGCCAGTTCCCCCCAGCTGGCGATGTTTGGCGAAGGCTCAAGGCCTGAGGCCTTTGTGCCTCTGCCCGATGGCCGGCGCATCCCTGTGGCGATGCAAGGCGGCGGTTCTAGCACAACGGTCAACGTGAGCGTGGACGCCAAAGGCACCAGCGTCTCCGGTGATGCTGGCAACAGTGCTGCATTGGGCAAAGCGATTGCTGCTAGCGTGCAGGCTGAACTGGTCAAGCAAAAGCGTCCTGGAGGATTGTTGGCCTGATGGCAACCTTTACCTACACACCCAGTTTCGAAGCAACGGAAGCAAGCAAGCCGCGTGTCTCCAAGATTCAGTATGGCGATGGCTATGAAATGCGCGCAACATTTGGATTGAACACTGATCCAAAGGAATGGACGCTTACCTTTTCAGAACGCACTGATACCGAACGCGACAACATCCTTACGTTTTTGGAGGCGCGCAACGCAGTCGAAAGTTTTGACTGGACACCACCACGTGGCAGCGCAGGTAAATATGTTTGCGAGGAGTGGCAGGTGACACTGCGGTCGTGTAACTTCAACACAATCCAAACCAAGTTTCGGGAAGTGTACGAACCCTAATGGCATATACAGCCTGGGCCAGTGCTACTAGCTATGCCGTTGGCGCCATTGTTCGCGCCAGTACGGTGCAGGACTTTGGCCTGGTATTTAGGTGCACGACGGCTGGCACCTCAGGCGCCACGCAGCCGGCATGGCCAACGCTGATTGATGGTACGGTTGTTGATAATGACGTTATATGGACAGCGATCAGCGCGGTCTATGAAGACCTCAGCGTACTGGCACCTAATGCCATCATCGAGCTGTTTCAGTTGCATCTGAACAGTACGTTGCATGGCAGCAGCACAATTTATTACTTCCACAATGGTGTCAATGCAGCGGTAACTGGTAACATCACATGGAATGGTCAAGCGTATGTAAGACTGCCGATTGAGGCTACTGGCTTTGATTATTCCAGCACCGGCACGTTGCCTCGCCCGTCGCTAACCGTTAGCAACATCGGCAGCAGTATTACTGCATTGTTGCTGCAAGTCAATCTGATTACCGCAGGAAATGACCTTGGCGGGGCAAAGGTTGTTCGTATTCGTACGCTTAAGAAATACCTAGACGGTCAGGCTGGGGCAGATCCACACGCTAAGTTCCCCGACGAGATCTGGTATGTGGACCGGAAGGCAAATGAAAACCGCGCAGCAGTTGAGTTTGAACTAGCCAGTAAATTTGACCTTGCTGGTGTGATGCTGCCACGACGTCAAATCATTGCCAATGTATGCCAGTGGGCTTATCGCGGTGGTGAGTGCGGATACAATGGCACTGATTACTACGACATTGATGACAATAAAGTTTTGTTAAGTGGCGATGATGTATGTGGCAAAAGGTTGAGCAGTTGCAACGTACGCTTCACGCCATTCACGCTTGATGGGTCTGTGACCAATGGCAGCACGTCAATGACCGTCGCGTCGTATTTTAACTTTAACGCAGGGCAAGCTGTCTCTGGGTTGGGCATTCCAAGCGGGACCACGATCAGCGCCATCGTTGATGCCACCACGCTGACCTTGAGTCAAGCTGCAACGATGACAACACTAAGCACAAAGACAGGCACTGTATCAACAACGAACGCAACGGTAGTAGTTTCAAACAACACTGGCATCAGCGTTGGCCAAGTAGTAACTGGAACGTACATCCCAGCGAGCACAACCGTAATAGGCATTGCAAGCACAACGGTAACGCTTAGCAATAGGCCGTATTCAATCGCTCGGGCAGGGACTTATGTTCCGACCTTTGAGACCTACACATATGATGACTACCAGTCAACCATATTAACCGCTCAGCAAATTAACATAGACACAACGGGTCTATCTGCCGGGATGATTGTATTTGGCAGCAATGGCATAGAGACGACCATCGCATCTGTCGGATCTGGCATCATTTATCTCAATAGCTATGGCGACTTGTATGCCGATACAATCGCCGTCAACTTGTATTTCCTGCCAGCATCACCAGGCTCTGCAACCTACACCTTCACATCAAACGCCAAGTACACTTTCCGCACACCTGTAACGGCATTGCCATTCGGCAGCTTCCCTGGAGCAGGACTATCACAATGAAGCTAACCGAAACGCTTGAAGCTCAAATCCTAGAGCACGCACAAGCTGAAGACCCACGCGAATGCTGCGGTTTGATCGCAGTGGTCAAAGGTCGGCGCCGTTACTTCCCGTGCCAAAACATTGCAACGACACCAGATGAGCATTTTGTGCTAAGCGGTGAAGACTATGCGCGAGTGGAAGACCAAGGCGAAATCGTAGCGGTTGTCCACAGCCACCCTGCTACCAACCCAGCTCCAAGCCAAGTGGATCGCGTTGCCTGTCAGAAGTCAGGCTTGCCATGGGTGATCGTCAATCCCAAAACCGAAGCATGGGGCGATTGCAAGCCTGATAGCTTTGAGCTGCCATACGTTGGCCGGGAGTTTGTCTTTGGTGTGGTTGATTGCTACACGTTATGCCGTGATTGGTACGGCAAAGAGTTTGGCCTGCAACTCAATGATTACGAACGCCGTGATCTATTCTGGGAGCGTGGCGAGAACCTATACGTTGACAACTTCCACCGTGAAGGGTTTCGCAAGATCCCGTTTGAAGAGTTGCAATATGGTGATGCCTTGCTGATGCAGCTTGGATCCAAGTTGCCAAATCACGCGGCAATCTACATCGACGACCAGCAGATCCT